GGTTACCTTGCGATATGCGGCATATTACAAAAATATATTGACCAAGGTATATCAGTCAATACATCATATAATCCAGAACATTACGAGGACCATAAGGTTCCTATGTCTGCGATGCTCTCTGACCTTGTTACTGCTTATAAGTATGGCTTAAAACAATTATATTATTTTAATACCTATGATGGTGCTGGAGAAATGAAAGAAGATGACCATCACCCATATTACACCGGAACCGAACAACCAATTGAGGACGATGATTGCGATTCATGCAAAATTTAAAAGATAAAATTAATCAAAGAATGGATATCCTACAACATTGGATGGAACAAGATTATCATATGAAAAAACCAGATGTCGTATATGACCATACCTTAACAATAAGTAAATTTTGGTCTATATTATCTGAAGAAGATAAAGAATATATACAATGTGCACAAGATGCAATAGAAACTAAATCAACAATTTCCTGGAGACCAGATGTCAGTACTAAAGAAAAATAAAAAATCACATTTAACAAGAAATATGTTTTTTGATGATTCAGTTGATGTCGCGCGCTACGACCAGGTAAAATATCCACAAATAGAAAAGATAACAGATAAACAACTAGGATTTTTTTGGAGACCAGAAGAAGTTGATGTATCTAAAGACAAAAAGGATTTTCATGACCTCACGGAACACGAACAACATATCTTCACATCGAACCTCAAACGTCAAATACTATTGGACTCTGTTCAAGGTCGGGCCCCGAACATTGCTTTTTTACCTATATGTTCGTTACCCGAAATTGAAAACTGGATTGAAACATGGTCATTTTTTGAGACAATTCATTCTAGGTCTTATACTCATATTATTAGGAACATATATCCTGACCCTAGTGTAGTATTTGATGAAATGCTAGATATAAAAGAAATTATTGAATGTGGTAACGACATTGCATATTATTATGATGATTTAATTAATAATAACAATGGACCAACAAATAAAAAGGACCACAAAAAATCATTGTATATGTGTTTAATGAGTGCAAATGCATTAGAAGGAATTAGATTTTATGTTTCATTTGCATGTTCTTGGGCCTTTGCAGAATTAAAGAAAATGGAAGGTAACGCAAAGATTATTAAGTTTATTGCAAGAGATGAAAACACTCACCTTGCCGGTACAACAGTAATGATTAAAAGATTATTGGAAGAAGACCCTCAGATGGCAAAAATCGCAAAGGAATGTGAACAAGAAGCAACTGACTTATTTACAAAGGTAATTGAACAAGAAAAACAATGGGCAGAATATTTATTTAGAAATGGTTCAATGATTGGTTTAAATGAAACAATATTAAAACAATATATAGAATGGATTGGTTGTAAAAGAATGAGAGCAGTAGGACTAACATGTCCTTATACTGTTCCTCAGATGAATCCTTTACCATGGACTGAAAAATGGATATCAGGTGGTAATGTTCAGGTTGCTCCACAAGAAACTGAAATAAGTAGTTATGTGGTTGGTGGAGTAAAACAAGATGTTGATGAAAAAACATTATCTGGGTTATCGCTGTGAAGGAAGAAAAGATTTTACAAGTAGTTAATTTATCTCCATCAGAAGCATGGGTTGAAAAATTACACGACGTACATCCAATGAAGCAGATTGCAGTAGCATCTGTAATACAAGTATGTATGTTTGGATTTATGTTATTAATGTTTAAAATTATAGGATTATGGACGGGGTAATATTAGCTGTAGGAATCATTGCAAGTTTTTATGCAATTATATCGTTATTAATTACTGCAGAAGGAACAAAGGGTATTGAAAAAGAACCTTATTACGGTCGAAAAACCGGAACAATATATACTGCCAAAAAGGACAGGGAGAAACATTTAGTATGAACGAATTAGGAAAAGCACTATTAGGAACGATTTTTATTGGAGTATTTTTTGGATTTACAGTATATCCAAATTTAGAATACACTGGAGTTGGCGGAGGCCATTCATGTTATGGAGAATGTTATGAAGAATATGTTAAAGTTAATGGCACGGTTGTTGAGATTGAACAAAGGAAAAAAGAAATTGCCAATGCAGACCCATATAGTTCCATTAGAGGACTTTGGGCCGGTTGCGCTGCATGCCACGGACAAAATGGAGAGGGAATGGCAGTGTTCCCTGCGTTGGCCGGAAGAGATTCATCTTATATATCTGAAAGATTATATCAGTACAAGAACCGTGAAACTGTAGGAAACATGAGTTCAACAATGTGGGCTCAAGCTGGTATGTTATCAGATAGCGATATAGATACAATAGGGAAATTTATTGAGGAAACAATGAAATGATAGAGATATACGGAAAAGATAATTGTCCATATTGCGATATGGCAAAAGCATTATGCGAACAAAAGAAAATGGATTATGAATATAAACTATTAGGCTTTGATTTCACAAGGGAAGAGTTAATGGAAAAATTTCCAGGAGCAAGAACATTTCCACAAATCATAGTTGATGGTCAAAAAATTGGTGGATATATAGAATTAAAAGAATTAACTAGTGTAGAGTTATGATTTTAGACTGCCAATATTGTTACTCTAGAATTGTAATAAAACCAGCAGATGACGAACCAGTCAAGGTAAACTTCTGTCCTCATTGTGGCGAACCCACTGATGATGATTTAGAGGAATTAGATTTCAATGAATGATTGGATATATCAAGGATTAAAATTTAATCCAGCAGAGCCTTTTACATACGAAAGGTATGGTAAACATTGGCATGGTTTTGTTTATTGTATTACGCATAGAGGAACAAATAAAAAATATATTGGTAAAAAATTCTTTTGGTCTAAAAAGACCCTTCAAAAAACAAAAACGCGTAAACGCAGAAAAATAACCTATGTTGAATCTGATTGGAGAACATATTATGGTTCCAATAAGTATTTAACAGAAGAAGTTCAACAACACGGCGAAGATTTTTATCATAGAGAAATACTACATCTTTGTAAAACAAAGGGAGAATGCGCGTATTTGGAAGCAAAAGAACAATTTGAACGAGAAGTATTGTTATCTGATGATTATTATAATGGTATTATTAATTGTAGAATTGGTTCAAATAGTGTAAAAAATATGTTTACAAAGCAGTAAAAGTATGATATAATAGTACTATTATGGCGAAAATATTAAAGTTCCCAACAGGCGAAGAACTAAAAGAAAAGGCAGAAGCCAAAAAACTCAAAGAAGATTACGATACCGTTAGAGATGCCTCTGACGAATGTGTTGCTACTGCCCAATTTTTACTTGAAGTATTAGAGGAATTTATTATTACTGGTGAATCATCACAGAACTTTATGGATATGCAATTCCGTGATGAAACATTCCAGGAATCAAGAGATATGTTTGTCATAGTGAACATGCTAAATGCCATGTTCCATCGCTATTATGGTATACCACACTCACTACATAGAGAATTTGATAGATTATATGCGATGATTAAGCTTATGGATAAACAAAATTCACAAGCAAGAAATGAATTGGATGGTAAATACGATATATTATTTACCCCAGATGATGGAGAAGATGATGATACTACTTGATTACAGTCAAATCGCACTATCAAATATTATAGTGCAAGGGCTGAATGATGAACAAATGATACGACATATGATTTTAAATTCAATTCGTATGTATAATAAAAAATATAGAGATGAATATGGCCAAATGGTTATATGTGCTGATGGTATGAATACATGGCGTAAAGAATATTACCCTCAATATAAAGCACATCGTAAAAAGCATAGAGATAACTCTGACCAAGATTGGACAGAAATATTTAGAATATTACATTTGGTTCGTGATGAAATCAAGGAAAATTTACCATATAAAGTAATTCATATGGACGGCTGTGAGGCAGATGATATTATTGGTACACTTACCATGCAAACACAGGAATTTGGTATGCATGAACCAGTAATGATTGTATCATCAGATAAGGATTTTATCCAATTACAAAAATTTAGTAATGTAAAACAATTTAGCCCTATTCAAAAGAAAATGGTTACAGATGATAATCCTAGGACTTATCTATGGAATCATATATTCAGAGGCGATAGTGGCGATGGGGTTCCAAATGTGTTATCAGGTGATGATACATTTGTAACAGAAGCAAAACAAACACCTTTAAGGCAAACAAAAATTGATGATTGGATTCATAATGCCGAAAGGTTAAGAGAAGTAATGCCAGAAGAGTATTATAGGAATTATCAGCGTAATAAAAAGTTAATTGACTTGGCTGAAATCCCAGAAGATGTACAACAAAGTATTATAAATACTTTTAATGGTCAAAAACCTGCTATGAGAATGAAGGTTTTGAATTATTTAATTAAAAAAAGATGTAACAATTTGATTGAAGTCGTGGAGGAATTTTACAATGGCTAAAAAATTAATATCAGAAGTTTTAACAGAAGCTTCTAAAATAACAAAAAAGGCAGATAGGATGGAATATCTGCGCAAAAACAGTTCACCAGCATTAAGAGATGTATTAAGAATTGCATTCGATGAAGATGTAATATCTGTATTACCATCAGGTGCTCCTACATATACTAAAGATGACGCACCAGCTGGACATGAATATCTAAATTTACACAGAGGACACAGAAGATTTAAATACTTCTTTAAAGGTCCAGTGGCAAATGATACACCCGCATTACGAAGAGAAGGAATGTTTTTATCCTTTATTGAATCTCTACATGGAGACGAAGCAGAATTGGTTATTGCGGCAAAGGATAAAGCATTAAAATATAAAGGTATTACAAAGAAATTTGTAAAAGATACCTTTCCAAATCTAATAGTTAAATAGGAGGCACGCTTATAAGAAAATCCCTTGTTATGTTTTTATATTAACTTTTTTTACTAAGGAGAACGAATATGGAAATAACAAAACATGAAGATAGGCTCATCAGAGATGATAAAGCAAGAAAACGCAGAAAGGCTATCAAAAATTTAAGGGAACTTAGGCAACACCGATTTTATGCAAAAATGCATCGGTTAAAAAAGAAACGACATGGCTAAATTTGACCCAAAAGAAATAGAAAATTCAAATAGGATTTATAAATCAGCAACGCCAAAACAGGATTTATCCTGGTATGTAAAATGGATATCATCAACAATATTATTGCTTGGTATGTCCATAAGAGGCCTTGATGGTTTTCAAATATATGATTTGTTGTTATCTATTATTGGTGTTACTGGTTGGTTATGGGTTGGTTTATTATGGAAAGACCGTGCATTAATATTATTAAATGGTATAGGATTGGCATTATTGTTAAGAACTTTGGTACAAACACTTTACATTTGACCTTAGATGTGGTATAATATACCATATAAAGATAAGGATTATATTATGATACAAATACTAAGAGAAATAACAGACTGGGGCGACCAGAAAATAAGTAATGGCGACTATTATGTCAACAGTTCTGGTTATCTTATTGGTTATATGCCAAAAGGAAAAGCTTACAAAGAGTTTAAAACTCCAATAAAACAGTTTTCCAAAGCAAGAAGAAAATTCAAACTAATTGGTGAATGGCCTGAGGAATTACCAGAAGGCGCGATTACTGTGCAAGGCAGTAAAGGTAATACATATACAATTATTGATAAAAAGTGTTCATGCCCTGGATTTAAATTCAGAGGTACATGTAAACACTTAACGATGGTGGCATAATGAACATTTTTATACTAGATAACGACCCAGTAATTGCCGCACAACAGCAGTGCGATAAACACGTTGTTAAAATGATTGTTGAATCTGGACAAATGTTATCCACTGCTCATCGTATGCTCGATGGTGTGGTTGAAAGGCGACCATCCAAATCAGGTAAAACCACAGTTAATTATTACAAGCTCAATGATGAACGAGAGGATATAATATACAAAGCTGTCCA